TCCGGCGAGCGCCCCAGCGAACTCACCCGCATCAGCCGCTCGCGCCAGATGGCCAAGCTGCGCCTGGCCAGCAGCGTGCAGCAAGGCGACCTGGCCAAGCCGCCCCAGCTCAAACCGCAGTCGCTGCCCTCGGCCTCGGGGCTGCAGCAACTGGCCGCCCAGGCGCAGACCGCGGCGGCCGGCCTGGCCAGCGCCCTGCGCTCCGGCCTGCAACTGCCCAGCTTCGCGCCCGTCATCGGCCTGGTCGACGGCGCGGCCAGCCTGCTGTCGGCTGCCTCGCTGCCGCAGCTGGGCAGCCCGCTGCGCAACGTGGCCACCCAATGCAGCCAGGCCGCCAGCCGCCTGGGCGCCGCAAGCCGGGCCGCGACTGCGCTGACCAGCGCTCCGGTGCAGGTCGCCGCCCAGGCCAGCCAGGCCATGGGAGCCGCGCGCACGCTCGGCCAGGCCACGGACCGCGTGTTGGCCTGGACGCAAGGGGGCACGCGATGAGCGAAGCGACCAAGTACCTCGCCCATACCACGGCCGAGGGCGAACGCTGGGACCAGATCGCCCAGCGCTACTACGGCGAGGCCACCTTGATCACGCCTCTGGCCGAGGCCAATCAGCACCTGCGCCTGGTGCCCCAGCTTCCGGGCGGCCTGCTGGTACGCGTGCCCGTGCTCGACCTGGTCGAGCAGCTGTCCGCCGAAGACCTCCCACCTTGGAAGCGATGAGCCAGGCGATGCCCCAAACGACGAACACCACCGCCGAGCAGGCCCTGCTGGTTCCTGCGCCCAGCTTCGTGATCACTTACAACGGCCACAACGTCACGGCCGACCTCACGCCCTACCTGCTGTCGCTGACCTACACCGACAACCTGGCTGGCACCGAGTCCGACAGCCTGGAGCTGCAGCTGGAGGACGTGGACGGCCGCTGGTGGGACGACTGGTACCCGAGCAAGGGCGACCGCATCAACCTGCGCATGGGCTACGTGGAGGAGGCCAGCGTGGACTGCGGGGACTTCGACGTCGACGAGATCAGCATCAAGGGCCCGCCTGCTGAGGTGCGCATCCGGGCGCTTGCGGCCAGCGTCATGAAGGAGCTGCGCACGGCCCGGGACAAGGGCTATGAGAAGACCACGCTCGCCGGCATCGTGCATGCCGTGGCGGCCCGCCACAAGCTCAACGTCGTGGGCGAGATCGAGCCGATCGCCGTCGAGCGCGTCACGCAGCTGCAGCAGCACGACCTCGGCTTCCTCAAGCGTTTGGTCAGCGAGTACGGCTGTGCCTTCAACGTGCGCGGCGACAAGCTGACGTTCCATCGGCTGGACGCCCTACGCGAGGCGGCGGCCGTTCTGACGCTCACGCCCGCGGACCTGGCGCAGTACGACTTCCGCGACCGCGTGAAGGAGATGCCCAAGAAGGCCCGCGTGTCGCACCACAGCACCGACGCCAAGCAGGTGGTGGCCTACGAGCTGGACAGCGAAGGCGCGGTGGTGGCCAAGCCCTCGGCCGATTCGCTCAAGCTCAACACGCGGGCCGAGAACCACGGGCAGGCGCACGCCAAGTCCAAGGCGGCCCTGCACAAGGCCCAGGATGGGGCCACCACGGCCACCATGACCCTGTGGGGCAACCCGCGCCTGGTCGCGGGCGTGACCGTGCAACTGGAGGGCTTTGGCAAGCTCGGCGGGCGCTACCAGGTCGCTGCCTCGCGCCACGAGCTGTCGCGCTCCAACGGCTACACCACCGAGCTGGAGATCCAGCGCACCAAGCTCGGCGCCAAGACGGGCAAACGCAAGCTCAAGGTGGCCCGGATCGTGAACGGTGAGGTGGTGCTGCAATGAGGGAGATCCTATGAGTGAGGGCGCTCGCTTCCTGACCGGCGTGGTCAGTGCAATCGACCCTGCCCGCGGCCTGGCCCGGGTGCGCTTTGCCGAGCTGGACGAGCTGGAGTCCGCATTCATCCCCGTGGGCCAGCGCAAGACGCACCGCGACCGCGACTACTGGATGCCGGACGTGGGCGAGCACGTGGCCTGCCTGATGGACCAATACGCCGAGGACGGCGTGATCCTGTGCGCCATCTATTCCCAGGCCGACAAGCCGCCCGTGAACAGCGCCGACAAGCGCCACGTGCGCTTCCAGGACGGCACCACGGTGGAGTACGACCGCGCGAGTGGCGAGATGGCCGTGCACTGCGTGGGCAAGATCCTCCTGCAGGTCAACGGGGACTTCGCCATCAAGGCCGGCGGCCGGGTCGACATCGAGGCCGGTGGGCCGATCCAGCTGCGCGGCGCCACCATTCATCTCAACGACGGTTGACCATGCCCGGCATCTCGCGCGTCAACCTGGACACCGCTGGCGGCACCATCGTCGGCAACCTGGCGCCCACGGTGTTCGTCAACGGCAAGCCCATCGCCGTCAAGGGCGCGGACGTGGCCGGGCATGCGCCGGGCGCGCACGCCGGCCCGGTGATGCTGGAGCACTCGGCCACGGTGTTTGCACAAGGCAAGCCCGTCTGCAGGGCCGGCGATGCTGCGAGCTGCGGGCACCCGGCCACGGGCTCCGGGGACGTGTTCGCAGGGTAGGCATACCCTGCGCCTCGAAGCGCAGCAAGCGGTAGTTATTCAACTGCATTAATAGATCGAAACCAGCGGGCTCGGCACGATGCCGACATGACCCCGCTGACGAACTCGCCTGCGACCTCACTGCCGCAGATCACCGCGCAAGACTGGCAACTGGCCCTCGGCCAGGCCGGCAGCGTGGTCACCGATCTGGACGACATCGCGCAGTGCCTGCGCGTGATCCTCACCACCCCGCGAGGCAGTGACCCGCTGCGGCCGCACTTCGCCTGCGACCTGTGGCGCTACCTGGACGCCCCCATCGACCACGCCATCCCGCACATCGTGCGCGAGGCCTGGGATGCCATCCAGACCTATGAGCCCCGGGTGGAGCTGGTGCGCATCGTGCCCCGCCAGGGCGAGACCCCGGGTCACTTGGTGATCGCCATTGAATGGCGCCGCGCAGGCCAGGCGGACGCGCTGCGCACGGACGTGGTGCTGGGGGCCCGCGCATGAGCCTGCTGCCCCTGACCGGCCTGGCCGATCCGTCCTTTGTGGAGCGCGAGCCCCAGCAGGTCGTCAACGAACTGGTCGCGCACTTCGAGACCCTGACCGGCCGCACCCTGTACCCGGCGCAGGTCGAGCGCCTGGTGATCGACCTGATCGCCTACCGCGAAAGCCTCACCCGCGAGGCCATCCAGGACGCCGGCAAGCAAAGCCTGGTGTCCTTCGCCCGCGCGCCGTTCCTGGACTACCTGGGCGAGCTGCTGGGCTGCCGGCGCCTGTCCGGCTCGGCGGCCCGCGCCCTGCTGCGCTTCTCCTTCGCCAGCCCCCTGCAGTCGAGCCTGGTCATCCCGGCCGGCACCCGCGTGCAGGACGGCGGCGGCGTGTTCACCTTCGCGGTGCAGAGCAGCGTGACCGTGGCGCCGGGGGCCGACTCGGTGGAAGTGTGGGGCGCAGCGCTGGAAGCCGGCACGCAGGCCAACGGGCTCAACGCCGGCCAGCTGTCGGTGCTGATTGACTCGCTGGGCGTGGCGGCCACGGTGGCCAACACCAGCACCAGCTATGGCGGCACCGCGGCCGAGGACGATGAACGCTTCCGCGGCCGGGTGCGCCTGGCGGCCGAGCGCCCGGCTTGCGGCAGCTTGATGGCCTACCGCTACCACGCCTTGACCGCCCGGCCCGATGTGCGGGACGTGGGCGTGAGTTCCGACCAACCTGGCCAGGTGCGGGTGTCGGCGCTGGCGGCCGATGGCGCACCGGACGCCGGCCTGCTGGACGTGCTGCGTGTGCAGCTCAACCGCGAGGACGTGCGCCCGTTGACCGACCAGGTCGTGGTGATCCCGGCTGAGCGCGTGGGCTTCTCCATCCGCGCCCGGCTGACCCTGTACGAGGGCGCCGCAGCCGCTGGCGCACAAGGCCAGGCCCAGCAGCGCGCCCAGGACTGGGCCGCCCAGCTGCGCCAGCGCCTGGGCCGCGACTTGGTGCCCGAGCAGCTCGGGCAGCTCCTGCATGGCGTGCAAGGCGTCTACCGCGTGGTGGTCGAGCAGCCGGCCTGGCGCGAGCTGAACGCCCACCAGTGGGCCGACTGCGAATCCGTCGAGATCACCGTGAGCGGGGTGACCCATGGTTGAGGTGCTGATCCAGCCATCGCTGGCCCAAGACCCCAACCTGGTCGCGCTGGCCATGCTCCCCGAGCGCATCTCTGAGCTGGATGTGCAGCCGGTGGTGAGCCACGACATCGCCCAGGTGCCGGCGTCCGCGCTGCCGCACCTGGCCGACCAGTTCCACGTGCGCCACACCGTGGCCTGGCGCCGGGCGGGCACCGAGGCCGAGCAGCGCGGCCTGGTCAAGGGCGCCCTGGCGCGGCACTGGATCAAGGGCACGCTGGCAGGCTTGCGCCGGGGCGCGGCCGATGCCGGCGCCGAGCTGGTCCACGCCATCACGCCCCCGGCCAAGCTCTTCGCCTCGCCGTCGCTGACCCTGGCCGAGCGCAATGCCTTCGTCGCGCGCTACCCGCAGCTGCGCCTGTACCGCCACCGCGTGGTCGGCCGCCGCCAGGGCGCCATGCTGCACCAGGCCTTTGCCGGCGCCGCCTTCCCGCTGATGTCGGACGCAGCGCTGCGCATCCTGCCCCGG